GGTGCTGTCAAGAGATTAATTAAAATTAATTAAAAAAACTGTGATCGACCGGAATAGTAAGAATAAAGCCGCCTGCTTGTTCGCACTGGCAAGCGCCCTCATATTCGAATCCCGAGAAGTCCGCACCTAATACGGAACATGCCACCTCGCAGTGACCGACTATCCGTCCAAATTCAAAACCTTCGTTGTATGTAATGGTGGCGAGAACCGTCCCAACCGCTGAAAATAGAAGCATCACAACTGCTCGTTTCCAATATCTCTTTATAAAATTTACTACTTTCTTTAACATGTTATCTTTTTAGTTATTCGTCTGACTTGTGTTGACAACTACATAACCATAATTCTGTTCGTATGATGTAGAATGAACTTGGAATGCTGCTCTGATGTCTTTGTCAATATTTTTATTAATATTCTCGGTTAATCGTCGTAGTAGTTTGCCATCTGTTTCAAGTGCTGTTGAATTGATAGCATAATAATAACACTTTTCAGAGATACTGTCAAGGGAAAAAAACAATTTTTCTTCACCGCTATCTATATCAACAACACCAATTGTGCTTACAGTTGCTGTTTCTTTAGGTTCATAAGCCGTGGTGTGGACTGGTGTTTGATGATCATATACGTTCACCATGTGGAGCGCTGATACGATTAAGTCGTTTAGCTTGTCATAATATCCAATAATTGGAACATCACCTAATATTGTTTCGAGCATCTTGTTGTCAACCAAATATATGCGTCCAATGGCATGCGAACGAGCATATTCTTGTAAAACACATCGCACTACCCTTTCCTGGAGGGCGTTGTTTTCTCCCAAAAATTCACGATCAGGTTTAATATAAAGAATACTCAAGCTTTTATGAGATAACTGCTCTAATATCCCCAAGCAAGTTGCCGAGATATATCCAGCCCCGGAAAGCACAAAAAGAATATCATTGGTCGTGTGCCTAAAAAAAGTTTTCAGAGACGGAATGTGTTGTTCATATTCCTCTGGAGATGTTTGTCTTTTTAAGAGATGTGTACATTTCTCGTCTTTATCTATGCCTTCGCTATCGATTTTAAAAATTTTATATTGAGGGTATTGAGCGAACTTGTCTGCAATAGCACAGCCCGCCTTTCCAAGACCGATTATTGTATCCATTCTAGTCTCCTCATTGTGCCATATGATTTTCCAGCACTTACATTAACCTTAAAAACGCCAAAAGGAGTTTCAGAAAAAATATCTATTAACTCTCCAATAATTATACGCTCGCTATCATCGCAATCTATGATAATACTATCATGAAGTGTGAAAGAAATAAAGGATTTTTTCTCCTTCAAAACATCTGCAATTTTAAACGCTCTGGATAGTACCAAGTCGCTTGTGGTGCTCTGTATTAAATAGTTTAATGCGTGGTGTTTGTCCGCTTCTATTTGTCTCTTAAAAAAGGTTTTTACTTGTGTTCCATTGAAGTGCTTTCTCAATACTTCATCACGGTTATAATATCGACTTGATAGACAGTCCTTAGACTTTGGATTATATAGCCAAGCAAATATACGCTTCTTCGCTTCTTCGCGGGTTCCCATACCGCGATAAATATTGTCAATATTCCACTGATGGATGTCGTCTTGTGGCTGTTCTTTTCCGTTTAGTCCAAGAAGAACCCGAAGTTCGGCAGCATTATAATCAAGCTCAACAAAATAATCATTTGTAGGTTTCAATATAGTTCTATAGTCTGCATCTAAAGTTAGTATCGGAAAGCCTCCTTTGTAAGTTGTCATTCGACCAGTTTTTGTTCCGTGAATATTATATGAAATATGTGGCTTAATATATTTGCTTTTTTTTAAAAAATTCCTGGTCTTAAATTGGTGGCTTTCTCTCGCAATTTCTGCGTAGTCAACAGTTAGTTTTTGTTGTCTAATGTTGTATGTGAATTCCGCCAGATTTCTCATAAAATCATAGTTCTCTGGCTTGTCATATTCTTTGAGGATGTGCTCAGTGATTTTATTCTTAACCTCACAATATTCAAGCAAAAATCTTTGGGGGACGAGATCATAGAAGCAGTGCTTATCAAGAGAGACTTTCGCTGTTGAAAATGACTTGTAGAATGCCCTCAAACGAGCATTGATAGCCTCCCAACGATGTCTTAAAAAATCAGGACATACCTCATCCAATGATTTCCCCTTAACGAACAGAGAGGCAATGACAGCATTCTTTTGAGCGAAAATAGGACTATAATTCCAAGTTGCACTTACGGTATCAAGGTCGAATTCGTCACAATCATAGATTAGCTTGCCATCGTGATAAATGCCAATACAGTGTTGCTTGTCGTCTAATGCTTGAATAAGCAAAGTTTACCTATTAATATCCACCGGTTCCACCCATGTTGCCTGTACCGGATGTACTGCCCCCACCATTCGAAGGTGAAGCTGGGGATGTTGCTGACGTGGTAGTGCCGGTTGATGTTTTGGTTTTATCTTCATAGTTTGCTAGTGCCAAGTCCCTTAAAGGGTAGCGATAAAAATTGAACTTATCTCCAATATAACCTATTGCAGTATCAAAGTCAACACTTTTCTTTAAATCTTTTGCATTTTTAATAGTTTTCTCTAGGTTATGTTGATCCAAAGGGTTGGATAGTTCATAATTTAAAAATTCAGCATATATAGGAAGCCAAAAATCTTGATTATATTTATCTTGTATGTCATTGTCCGATAGCGGTATTCGCTCTGCAAGCTTTGTATGGGTCATACTTGTTTGATTGTTATAAGTACCCATAATTGGACCTCTTCTTAGGGCAAGCTCACTTGCATTGAAAAAATATTTTCTAGCAGACCTGCTATGGCACGTTGTTGTTTCCGAGACAACAGGATATGCCGAAGCGTAATTGTTGTAAAACTGTATTAAGTAAACTCGAATGCACTCATAATCATAATCAGTTGCCTTATAATAATATGATTCAAAAAGATTATCAAAACTTATGTTGTATAAAGCCATATAATCTTGCATTTCTGGGGTGCCAAGGTCGGCAATAATTCTGCCTGGATATTCTTTGTCTGCCATAAACCCAAACTTTCTAAGCGATCTCATGTAAAACTCAAAATTTGCACTTTCTATATATGTGAAATTCTTTGCCGCATCATCAGAATAGTCTATCGATGGTTCAATTTCTATAATAAGTCCAGAAATAAATTTTGAACATTTTTGCGATAATATAAAAGATGAGCGACTTAGGGGAAACTTGGATCCCTTGGTCTTGTAGAGATGTGTAATAGATTGTAGGTATCTTTCGAAATTGGTTGGTCTAGCAAACTGTAGACCAGTTTTTTCATTTGGCTTTTCAAGATAAACAGATACCAATGGTTGATAAAGTGCTCGAATATGAGCGGCATATTTAGTATGGACACTCTCCCAGCCTTTAGTTGGCACAATCGTTTGAATATTGTTCGCTTCGTTTTTAATAAGCCCCAGTGTATTCGCTTTATTAAGATGATCTTGTAAATCCGTAAAAGCCTCGGCAACAAAATTTAGTACATATATTGTATCTGTGGAGGCTGCTTTGTTTGCGGATAATGCCACAAGGTGACGTTCAGAGGGATATACTACATTGCCTTTCGTATCGACTTTACCATAATGTGGAGTTAGCGATGAGTCAAAGAAATTGTCATATTTATCAGTTGGAACAACATGATTTAAATATTGCTTCCTTAAATTAAATATTCGCTTTGAACTGTTTTGATTCTTTGCCATAGTTTATTACAATTTGCGACCGCCCATCGGAATATTCGGTGTTTGGGAGGTGAGTTTCGCTTCGGCTGCGGCTTTTTCGGCTGCTTCCTCGGCCTTTTTGGCGGCGATTTCCGCCTGTTCAATTCTGGACTTTGTTGCTTCTATTAAACACACGTTTTCGCTAGATGTGGGTGCTTCGCCACAGGGATCTGCAAGACCCTTAATGTGTTCGAACGAAAGCCATTTAGTTGATAAAGTTGTGAGCCATTTTGCACCTGTTCCAAGGTGTCCAAAATCGTGACTTACACTGATTACTGTAAAATATCCACCGAGCCCTAGTGCTCTGGCAGGTGAAACTTTTAACGCCCAATCAAGCATATTGTTCTTATAATGCCGATTGAACGAGTCTACATCTATTTTGTTTGATTGTAATCTAGAATGATCAATATACAATATTGCTCCGGGCTTGTAAACAACGTTGCCTCGTAACAAAACATCGGCATCATATTTTTCCCTCATTATTCCACGGCTATTTATGACAGAATCTTGCATCAGATTTGCGGTTTGCATTGCAGAAACGTCATTTCTTTTAAATGTGGCGCTTATAAGTGCTTTTTTATTTGCCACATTTAAAATATAATGTTGAATGGATTGAGTTTTATCAATCTCGGGGCTTCCGGTACGCCTTACTGCTCCTGCTGGCTTTTGTTGAATCAAAACAACATCATAACTGGTCGGGGGCGGTGGCGAGGTGCCGCAACCTCCAGCAGCGGCGAGGGTGGCAACGGAGTCGTCATACTCTTTTTCTAATTGTTCCGAAATCTCTGATGTCGTGAAATAAGGTACATATTTTACTTCAGCGTGTACTTCCTGAGTTGCTGCTGCTGCACAGAATGTGGGATCCTCTTCACACATTTCCTGAAGCTGTGCGCGCTCCTTGTCGTTCAAACCAGTTTGAAGGTCGACCCAGGCTTTTAGTTCGTCCTTGGTGGCTTTTTTAGGTTCTTTGGGGGGGACTATCTCTTTCCTTAATTTTGCATTTAAACCTTGTCCGGTCCCTGGTAATGAAAAATAGTTTCTTTTCGTGGTGGGTGGCTTTTTGGGATCTGTGTTGTGTGCTGTAACCGCCCTGCTTGTAATCGCATAAGGAATCAAATCACTCATGATGCCATCGATCAGATTTTTAAGAAAGTACGTTGTTCGGCCTGGTTTGGATATAACTTTATTAAACCAAAAGGTTCTGAAAAACTCAACATCAATTGGTATATCTGCTATATTAACACATTTTATGCCGGGTGCGCCTAACTTCCGGGGGAGTTCAATATCTCCGAAAACATATTTTCCAAGAAGATCGATTGTGGCTGTGGCAAGTGGACCGAGTGTTCCATCCTCATTTACCTCTCTATAAAATGTGGACACTGCGCCGCCTGAGATGGATGCAATCCCGGCTTGCTCGCCGGGGCGCGGAATCGGAGTCTTCCCGAAATACTCGTTATTGTACGCCACCAATTCTAAGGCGGCTTCCACAATATCTCCTATAAAAACAAAATTAAGTTGATAATAATCCTGCTCGTCACTAAAAGATTTAATCAAGAGATTTGTTCGCTCATCGGAGGCACCGGATACGTCATCATTCATTTCCTCACCGTTCGCAAGCTTATCAAGTTCTGGTTGGGCGATGCTGGCATGCACCGAGCGGTTTTGTCCCGGATTCCACCATGCGTCTGTGTAATTTCTAATAAGTAAAGGATAATCTATTGATTCCTGATGGGGGTTCAGCCGAAATTCAGGCTGCAATGGGAGTCCTTTCGGAATGCGAACCTTATAGATTCTGGAACTTGGGTGGTCTTTTAGTACCAATTGGTTGTATAATCGTTTCTTTGAATTTCGAAGCATCGCATCATACTTCGTTTGTATTGTCTTTAATTCTGCTTTAAGCGGACCACGGCATGACTCCCGGTCTGCGTTTCCGGCTACAATCTCTGCATATGCTTTCGAGTCGGGGTCGAGTCCTTCTTCGGGTACTACTTCTTGCAAGGGGGCCAATTGTGCTTCTATCGACTTCATCTTTTGAGTTACGTCTGCTAACTCCTGTCGCACTTTCGGATCGTTTAGTAAATCTGCCTGTGGGGTGCGTGTCATCAATTCACTTCTAGCTATATAATGAATTTTTAATTCAACCTGTAAGTCGGGGCCTAGAACAAATTCATGATGGCTCAATTGTAAATAATATATTTGTTTATGATTTTGAATAATTTCTTTGATTTTGTCGTATGTGGGAGTCAGTTGTTCTATTCGTTTGTTAAATTCTTCCTCTCCCTCTTCACCAATTAGTCTTTCGTTGTATTCGGCATCTGCTATTATTTTTGCCTTGGCTGTCTCGGTCAATCTCCTATTCGAACTTTTGTCGATGGCAGCACGGGCAGCAGCGGCAGTTCTATAGATAAGAGCGGGGCGGGCATCTCTTAGCATGCGTCTGATCGAGGAGGGCGATGGTGTTCCATAATTTATTACTAATTTTATGGCGGATTCAGCCGGATTGTATGACAAGTCACAGCTATTGGAATTAGCCGTTCCTTTCGGATTCATTTTAATTAAGTCAATCCAAGCTATTCCATTGTCTAGAATCCTCTGACCTTCCGACCGGGCCAGTTTGGCGGGATCGAGTGTCCCCGCCTCCACCTTGCGCTTTTGTTGGGCAGCCCAGGTGTGGAGTTTGGTGGTTGGATCGCATTTATCGTTGGTGCGGGGAATTTTCCATCTATAAAATAAATTATTTAAATCCTGGGTTTCTACAGTAAGTTGCACCTTGAGATTAGAATCGACCAGTGCGGGGTTCTCTCCCATTTGTGTAATTGTGCAGCCCGTAAAACCAACTCTAATATCTTTATGTTGAGGCTGACCCCCGCCGGAGAAAGCTTTAGCACTCAGCGGATTAGGTTTTAACCAAGATTTTTTAAACTCCACGGGGATCATCAGACCGCCAGCAGGATATAGTTTGTATACGGTGACCTGGGGTACGAGCGAATTGAGTATCTTAGAATCGAGATCTAATAAACTAAGAGTCTGTTTTGGCACAAAAGCATTTACCAGGGTCTGTGAATCGTAGGTATTGAGTCCCGTGCCGAACAGATCCTCCAGGAGCCCGTCCGAGTCGCGGTTGTCCTGGACCACTCTTGTAATCGCAACGGCAGGCGGTCCAGCGATAACTTGGTCGCCTGACTGGTTGGTGCGTGCCATGACACCGCCGTCCTCGCCCCATTTGGCTGTCTTGTTTGCATAGACCGCCTCGCCTGGGAAGCCGGTACTTCTGCCCGTTTGCTTAAGTATCTCGTCTATACGATCTATTAAAAGCCTTTGTGCTAGTTCTCTCGGGGTATATCCTGGAGTGTCGCTTCCCATGTGTTATTGACTTCCCAAAAATACGTCTAATGGAGTGGGAATAAAAATAACATCCCCAATCTTAAGATGCCCTTCGGTGGGAGCTTGATTATACGAAGCTATAACCCACCAATATTCCGGGTTTTGATAATATTGATTTGCGAGTTTATAATATCTATCACCCGTTTTCCAAATATGTCTTATATCTCTAATCGCTGGACTGGCATTTGGTGCAAGTGGCACGGATATTGGGGTTGTCCACTGGGTTATACCGGGGCTTTTTTTTCGTTTGAGTATATCAGTATATTTTTTACTTACATTGCGAAACAACCGTCTTCCATAATTTCTACTGCTTGAAGCCATTTTTAGCCCTCCTTAGTTTTAAATAGATTTAAATAAAAATTTACTCCTTCATGAGTCCAGGAAATTGTTCGCTGATATCTTCCTCACCTGTCTCATCGTTCTCATCTACCGTCCTCGTGTCATTGGGGTCTTTGTAGCTTACCACTGGGTGATCACCGCTCCCATCGTTATAAGTGCGCTGGCAATATTCGGCTGCTGGGATTGGTCCAGTGCCATGTGGCCAATCCAACAGTGCATTTCTCGGCGCACCCTTTGCCGATAACGACCAGCCAAGCGAGCCCTCAGCCCGGTTCATTCCACCAAAGCCGATGGAGACTCCCTCGTCGGGCAGCATTGTTATCTTAACGGCAACAAGTTTTGGATAGACACCTCCTCTTTGACCATGGTAAACATATTCAGTTTCTTGTATTAGACCGCTTGGTCCCCCCATAGCCGCCCAATGGTTGTCAGAGTGCTGACCGACTGATGCCACCTGCTTCCCTTTTGGGTCTATAGTACCAATTATTGTGGATCCATAGTCAAACACTCCTGCGTCGAACTTTATCTCGAAATCAAAGGACAGTATGGAAATCGATTGTTCTCTTAAAAATGTTCCAAAACTAACGACGTATTTAGGTGTTGCCCCCGCGCCATACTGTGGTGTGGATACCGCCACCCTGGGACCGATGAAATCCGGGTTATCCTCGGGTCCGCCTGTGGACGTGTTGCCATAATCCTTATATACAAGTTTTGCCAAACTTTGGCAAAAATCTAAGTTTTTTTTCGCTTCGTGAACATTTCTAGCAGCCAAAGTAAAAGACATGTCTATGGACCGTTTCGTGACTGAATATGCCACCGTCAGATCTAAATCGCCCGCTTTGGTGTCGGAAAAATCCCACTCAGCTTTATATGACTCAGAGTAGCTTTCTAAAAAAATATATCTTACCAAACTAATGGCGGGGTCATCGTTTCTTCGGATTTCTAAAGGCGGATATGCTCTGTCTCCAGTTTGTTGGATAGTACTATATTGTTTGCCATTTCCATATTGTCTGGGACTGCCCTTGATATTTGCCATAGTTGTTACCTAATAATACCTTGGATAATCGTCTGGGAACGGAGACGCCAGGGCATCATCGTCTGGGACGCCTGGGATGATGCAGTCTGCCGTGATTACAATATCAATCTGTGCTGGATAGATTTCGTCTTCTCCACGAATTCCGGTCCCCTTGCTTGTAATAAACCCAGCGTCTATGTTGGGACTATATGTTAGATCATTGATGTATAATCCTACTCCTTCTGGGCTTCTGGCGGTGGCTTGAACGAATGATAGCCCGCGACAGTATACTACTGGGAGGTCCGACCGCTTGTCACTTGTGTCGAACGTGGGGTACATCATACATATCAATAAATTAATGTTTTGTGCATTATATCGTGCCTCGTCAAGAGATGCGTTTGCAAGAGAAAGCGTAAAACTAATTTGCCTAGCGGTCCACTTAGTAGTAAATATGGGATTTTGATCATCCTGGATATATCTTATATCGTTCTCGGCTTTGTGACTATCGGTAAATTTTATTATATTGCCTGGAAACTCAACTGTATGACCAGTCGTGTGTGTAAACCTTATTTTATATCCTTGTTTGATAGCCCAGGTAGAAGTGGACTTGTCCACATGAGGCGCACTAGAACCCTCCCCATATATCGGTCTGTGTGTTGCTCCGATAATATCGCTCATGGCTTCAACGCCGAAGCGTTTCCTCTACTGAACCCTGCCGCTTCTAAGTCGCTAATTAAAACCGTTGTTTGAGTTTTATTTACTGCGTTTGTAATACGGTTTGCGACTTCATCAAGCTTTTTAATTAGCGGATCGAGTGCAACAGGTTCACGCGCCATACTATCAATCGCCTGAATTAGCGGTTCTAATGCGGTAGTATGGAGCTTCATAGGCGTCATACTATCAATCGCCTGAATTAGCGGATTAATTAGCGGTTCTAATGCGGCACCATGGAGCGTTACAGGAATCGTTTTGCCATTAGGCAATGGAACGACAGCTTCGGGACCGGCTTCTCCAGCAATAGACAGTCCCTGGGTGATGCCGCCTTCTGCCATGCTGCCGCCGATTTCCGACCCCAATGCTGCGCCAGCACCCACGCCAAAGAGTCCGCCGATGGCTGTTCCCATGCCGATGCCCAGTGCAGCCCCTCCCGCAGTACCAGCACCGGGTACAATCGAGCCTAATATTGCCCCGGTGATTCCCAGACCAACGGCCAGCCCTTTGCCCCATCGCGCCCTGCTCGCGGCTTTTTCTTCTTCCCCCGCTGCCTTGTCTTTTTCCATATCACTTTGAAGTTTGCCTATCCCCTTCACGGCTGCTGTTAAGGCGAGGGTTATACCGACGGCTTTCAACGCGCCGCTTGCTGCACCGCCGGGGCCACCGGGTGTGGGTGGTGCTGGTCCTGTGACCCCGAACCTTGTGATCAACGCGTTTAACAAGCCATGAGTAACAGTATCAGAGGCATATGTCTGGTACAACGGCGAGGAACCTCTCATCATCATAAAGCCAATAATTGTCGTGAGGGCACCCATTCCTGCGGCTATGGCTAAAGCACCACCGATTTTTGCAAGCCCTGCCAGCCAGGGATTATCTCTAGATATATCCATCATGAATTTGCTAATAGATGCCATCGTATCTTTAAGCAATGTAAGTGGCTTCTGGAGGGATACCGCAAACGACATTGCTAAAATTTTCGCCTCCATTGCAAAATCTCGACCTGCTTTCTGTAACTCTACCATCTCTTCTTGTCTTAATCCTGCTTTTGACATAGCAACTTCTAAGGCGTCTACCTGTTCCTCTTGGTTCATCATCATAAGCAATTGCTCGCTTGACATTCCTAATGTGCTAGCTAGAGCTTCTTGTGACCAATAGTCAAGACTCTCGAAATCGCCAACGGATTGCGAAATGGCATTGCGGAATAGTTCCATTCTTTCAGCCGGATTTGTAGTTTCAAGAATTTCCATTGTGTCAACAAGTGGTGTGCCACCCATTGAAGCAAGAACAGAATTTAGTTGCCCTGCTGCGTCAGCAGCGCTCTCAAATGTGTCGAATTGCTTAGACAGGGATATAATATCTTGCATTCCCATACCAGTTCGTTTGGAGGCAGAATAGAGGTCATCAAAGACTTTTTCCATATCTTTTCCGTGAACTGCAAGTTTGGGCATTATTGTGCTGGCTTCCTGCATAACCTTATTAAGATCGTCGCCAAAGGCTTTTGCAGTACCCATTATAGACTTTTGAAGTCTTAGGGCACCGCCTCTTGTCGTATTTGTTGTTCTGGTGACGGCTTGTAAAAAGCCAGTTGTATTGTCCGCAGAGACGCCGAATGTTTCAAATTGAGCTACGGTGCCAGCTAACTCTTTTTGTGCCCCCTCGGACATCATTAAGAATTCTGAAAATCCGCTTTGAAGAGCACCGACTGCGGTAGCCGCGTGATCTGCGGTTACACCAAGATCACGATTTTGAAACTCTACCGACTGGATTACGTCCCTATATTTTAATCCGGTTCCTGTGGATTTGGCAAATGCCGTAGTTGCGTTATCAATACTTAGAGTTAAGACAGATGACGCTTCAGTAAACTTTTTAAAAGTTGCAATCGCCATATTCGTCGGTGTCATCGTTTCTGCAATTTCCCTACCCACTATGTGAACGGTGTCCTTCAATGCGTTCCACTTACCTTGCAGCCCGTCGCCTTCGGCAATCATTCTGGCGAAACCGGCGACGACACCATCTGCGGTCTTTTCAACACCAGTTAGTGTACTAATTAAGCGCTCTGTACCTCTTGCAAGAGTTCTAGAGGCATCTTCCATCTCACGTAGTCTCGTCGTGTACGTGGAAAGCTGGTCAGTCGCTGCGTCAAGGGTTTCCGTATTGGTGCGAAGGCGGACGGCCAGTTCCTCCATTGCTGTGGATGCTCCCGCGCCTCGCGTGCCCATTGCGCTGTATGAGGCAGCGAGCCGGTCAGCCGCTACTGCGGCAGCTTCGAGTGCAAGGGTGTATTCGGGGGTGCCTGGGGCTGGCGGGACTGGTGGCATAATTTATTATATCCTATTTAAATGGCCAAATAATTCCGGTTTCTTTTTCGAAGCTTTTTATTACTTTATCTAAAGCTGCTTTGTTCTTTACAACCTTTGGATCATTTAGTCCATATTGGTTCATTGCTCTGAGGTATTTGGCTTCACCTGCGAGCGCTTTTTCAAAAGATTTAATTTGTGAACTCGATCCCACAACATTAACGGGAACAAGAGCGGGGCTTCGGGCACCAAACATTCCACCTAGAATTGTTTGAATTGCGCCACCAAACATGGCAAGGTAACTTTCGTTAATTGCATTGCCAATTGTTAAATCAATTTTAATTGGCACTAAGTCACCATTATTTTTCATGAGAAGCTTTCCTTATATTGCTGCTTCTTTAATTAGTTCCATAAAAAAAGAAAATTGGGCGTTAACCCAATTTTCTCACAGCCTCGGCTTAATAACGACCTTTCGACTTATTTCTTGCTTTTTCAGCTTCCTGATTTTGATCTTCGAAGTGTTTCGATAGCCTTTTTACAAACCAAGCTCTTAAACCAATTGGTAAACTATATGCTTCATGAAAGCTCCAATTACCATGTTGTTTTAAATAAAAGAAATGCTCATAAACTACTTCCATATATTCATTATCCAGGCCAAAAAAAGTCCGCTGTCAACGGCACCTCCATTTCGGATTCATAACCGCATTGTGAGCAAGAGTATTCTTGCGACATATCAACATTTGGGGTTGCGCCGACTACGCAAGCCCGAAGGAAGCGTGAGTCGAGGGCTGGCATATTATCGACAAAATCACTTATCTCTCCCCCATTGGCAACATCGTTAACTGAGATAATAAGCCTTTTTAATAATTCTGTGGCGTTAGAATCTGGCAAATTCATCTTTGATTTTTTATTGGCTGCATCTGTTAAATATTTTTCATCTCTTCCTGTTAAGAGTCGAAATTCAACTTGGTATTCTGTTGTAGGTAATGTTACCAAGAAGGTTCCGTGTGGTGATATTTGGACTTCCTCGACTTCTTCTGTCACAACTGTGCCTGGATTTGTGGAAGATGCTTCAAGATCAAAGTCATAAACCGATGCTGTTTTACACCCAGGACACGTAACTCTAGTTTGATAAGATGCTCCATATCCAGAAATCCTAGCAGCAAGAATTAGTGCGCTTTTGTCACCAGCAAGCAGATCATCGACCACAATCTCTTGATTAACCAGGAGATTTTCTAACATCCGATCAATCGCAACTCCTTTACGCAAAAGAGTCTGTGATGTAAGGATGTCTTCATCTTTAGCGGTCATATATCGTATCTCAACGGTATCCTGCTTATATAGTGGATGACCTGGAGGGTAATACCGCCCTTCGGATGGAAGTTCTACGAACTCTGTGGGGATGGCATACGCAAGACCACCCGGCTTAGGTGGTGCTTTGGGCTCCACCGGAGTTTCGTTTTCAGTAGCATCGACTGGTGCTTCCGCAACACCAGTGCGTGCTTGATTATTTCTAGCCATTAATACCTCTGTGTTTATTATAGTATACAGTAATTAGTATAATTTTTAAAATTAAATTATGCTAATTTTCTACCTGACGGTATTGCGTCATAGGTTGCCCAATCGTACCGTAATGTTATGGTTAATTCAACTTTTTACCTGACGGTATTGCGTCATAGGTTGCCCAATCGTACCGTAATGTTATGGTTAATTCAACCATCTCGTCTGCATCATACGAGTGGCTACCGAAGTTCACTTCGGTTATAAAAGCATTAATTAATGCCCATTCGCCTATAATGACTGTCTCGCCCTTGTTATCTGTGCCAAGTTCTCTGACCTTGACATCGCCAAGCGAACTTACGGCAGTCGCCTTAGTAATTGTCGTCTTCATCGCGTCGGCTTCAGACCTGGGCTGTTGAATGCCGATATCAGATAAATAGTCATAAAGAACTTCGGTTGAGCCTGGGGTTACGGCATCAACTATAGTCATCCCTACTGTGTTCCAGTTCATTCTGCCAGGATAATAAAAAGTGTGGTTAAAGAATCGGTGTTCTTGTTCACCAATTGTAAAACTTGGGCGATCTACCGTTTTGCAAGCCAGTTTCAAGTCGATACCAGCGGGTTGAAAGCTTACAATAAATCTAAACTGGCGTTTTGGCTCTAAGTCCTTTGATGACCAAAAATTTCCGCTCATTGTTCGTTTCTCCTGTTTCTATAATATATAGTTCTTTTATTCTTAATCTTCAAAACTAGCACCTGTATTCGTGATAACAAAATCGAGTGCAATAAACTCAATTGCCCGTGCGGGTTTTAATAGAATCTTGGCGTACATAATGTTTCTATCAATTAACTCTGGAGTTGTTGTGGTTTCATCCAAAATAACTCTAAAGTCTGTAAGTCCAAGTCTCGCCTGCACACTTCTCAAGAAGGGGTTAACCTTGTTTAAGAACCGATCCCAAGTTGATTGTACGTTTTGATCGAACAGAAGCGTTGCCGCCATTCTTGAAATTTCTTTCTTGACATAAATCATCAAACGACGCACATTAATTCTGTCTAATGCTGAAGGTGTTACCTGAAGTGTCTTTTGTCCAAAAATCACTATCCCTTCTGCGGGGAATGTGGCAATTGGATTGATGTTTGCTTCATAGAGATCGTCGCGGTTCTTAGAGGTTAGTCTCTCGCGGGTCTGTAATACTGGTAATCCAGCAGAACCTTCGGTCAAGCCTCCTCTCGTAAAGCCTGCGGGAGCAAACCAAAGCTCGCTCTTCTTCTGAGCGCTAGAGAATGTTCCAAGCGCTACAATGCTGGGGGGTACCCAGAGAAGACTATTACCAATATTGTCTCTAATCTGGACCCATGGGTAATAGGCACATCCATAACTTGAATTAATCTTCCTATTTCTCATGTTTGTAACGGCTGTTGTAACAGATCCTAAATTGGTACTTGCCGATTTTGTGTTTTCTGTCTCCGCATAGAATCCAGTACTAGGATCGATAACTGCGAGTGCATCGCCGCGAGCTTCACATACTTCAACCATGTGGGCAGTGAGGCTTTCGTTCCAAATACCGGGTGCAGCCATTAAATTATATTCTGCAACCTCTGGATCTGCGACCGTATCAATTGCTCGCTTAATGGAATAGTAGCCATAATTTGTTGTGTCTGCTCCATCATCGAGATCGGTATTGTTAAAAGGTTCTTTGTCTCTAATGTCTAGACCGTTGAATCCACCATAGAGTGGAACAGTAAATCTGTTGTATCCCTCATCTAAGACTTCTTTATATGTGCCACTTATCGCCGTATAAGATGTTCCACCTGCGCGAGATCCAGAAACCCAAACAGCAACACCTGTTCCGGCCATTCCAGCAGAAGAGCTTAGGTCATCAAGACTAAATAGATATGAGTATTCAGTGCCTGCGGCGGTGTTGAAAGAGTCCCCAGAATATGGTAATACTTGTAGCACATCACTATAGCTCTCATCATGTCTATTATTAGAAGCTTGTGTAGAATCCATGCCGAAATAAGCATCTAACGGGTTAGGAACACCACCAGCGGAAGCGCTTGCTCTCAATGGAAGAGTCGGGTATACTGCCTTAAGTTGGGTGAACCATTCTCTATTTAGTGGATAAGAGTCACCAACTCCAGCAGCAACGGCATTTCCTGATATGTTTATGAATATTTGAGAAAGTCCCGGTACTGGCTGAGTGACGTTGCTTCCGCCACGAACCCAGGCGTTTTGACCAGAGGCATCCGGTGCAGTGCCCAGTGGAAGCCCAGCAACGGCACCGCTATTAAATGTCCACGACTTCATCCGAATGGGTCCATATGAACCGAAGGGGAGAAGTGCCGGATCCGTTACACCAGCATCTACGTCACTATTAATTTCAACGCGCACATATTGTGATGCATTAGGATAATTTCCAAAAAGTGTGTGCCTTCTCTCTGTGTCGTTCCAGGAAAGATATTGATCACCAACAACTCTTGCAATATATTTGTTTGAGTTGGGATTAAGATTGCAGCCGCTAAATCTTTCTAATACAACTGGTGCATTATCATTATCGCGAGCATCTCGAATTTCGACACCAAATGAACCATAAGGATCAAAATCATTAGTTGCAACCTTAATATCGACAATAGAGATCTTAAGTTTTTTCATCTCATCTTCACCGGCATCAAGCGTGTGGAATTTGATTAGTCTCCTAACGCGACTAGTGTTCGTTATTTCGTAGTTAGCATAAGCTGACTGGAGATCTTGTGAAACAATCCAAGGAGTTTGTGCCGCTTGGAACCCCATGCGGAAATCAGCAGCGGCGGCGCTGGAGCCACTATCAAGACCCAAGACAACGCCCCATGCTTGTCCCGCAGAAGAGCCAGTGACATGAACACCTAAGTGTCTTTCATAGCTTCCGCCAAGAAAATAAGTTTTCAATTGTGCTGTTCTAGTGATTGCCGAGTTTACAAGAGTTGGATTTGTATTAAATACTTTTCTTATGTATCTCGCAGAAGAGGGGGAAAAGTTAAATGCCGTCTCTTTAACAATGTTGCCATCGTTGTTCTTGATAACCGCATAAAATTCATTAGCAATTGCTGCGGAGGAAGACTGCGCGGTTCCTGCAACCCGTGTATTGGCGGATAAAGATCTAATCATAACGCCACTACCAGTAACGATAGAGCCGCCGACGCCTGCCCCGGTGCTGTTTCTTGCCGATCCCGAAATGGTGAGTGAGCCTTCGTTTAAATACCAGACTGCGGCAAGGGCACCTGTCATTACTTGTCCAGCCGCCGTAAACGCCGACGCTGATGGGAAGACAAACAATCCATAAGCGCCACCATTAGTGGCTTCGCTGGCAGCGTTTGATTTCGCGGCTGTTTGCCATCCGGCTTCACCAGATGAACCGTGTGAAATCCCGGTTTTTTGGGCACCGGCAAGGCGCACCATTGTAACGGCACTACTGTTTTTTAAGTATGCTTGTGCAGCATATGCAGCATATGTGGGAGCAAGATAGTTTCCATCACGCCAAACATCGCCGCCTTGGCCACCAGGAATGGGGTTTCCAAAAATTTGAACAAATTCTGAAAAAGCGTTAACCTTGATGGGTCGCATCGATGGACCGCGCTCTGTGCGTCCGATAATAACTGGACCCATTTCTTCTGGGAGGGCTGGCAATTCTGAATTATCAATTTCATCAATAAAAATGCCGGGTGAAATAAACTTGAAAGACTTAGCTGCCATTATGAAGTGTCTCCTTGTACTGCTTCAATACAATATTAATATGAATATTTTATATTCTTGCTATCGTTAATAAATAGTTAAACAAAAGGCGAAAGACCCAAATAAGTCAAAACTACTCTCGATAAAATGGTACGTTTCCGCTAACATGTAGATTTTCTGGTATGTCTCCGAATATTACCTGTTCGCGGGGAATCTTGACTTCGACCGCATTTTCTCGTCTAACGATTGTGGGACGGTCTTCGTTTTTATCACCACCAATGATGTATCCTCGTACCCTAAGAGACGCTTGTGTTTGGTAGCCTCTCACATCTTCATTTAATGCAGCGGTATTATTGTTTAAATCATATTCTGATTCTATGAATGCTTCATAATGATGACCATCTTTGAGAATATTAAAATAATCCGGTCCATATACCGAGGTGGTCATAAGCGCTGCGAGGGCTTCGTTTATTTGTTGTTGGTATTCTGCGTGGATTGTTAGTGTGTATTGTACCTCTATATACATTGGGATGGGCATTGTGATTGTTTCATAAACGACCTTGGCATTCTTTCTTGGAAAATTATTTTGCCCTTTTCCTATAGTATTGTTTATAAGCCTTTTAGCGTCGGCATTGGCAAAATTTGCTGTTTTGTCTTGTTTGATTACTCTTGCAACCGTCATCACACCGCCTTTGGCATCTTGTCGATTGGGTATTGCAGCATATAAAGCCCCTCTTTTTGATACATCTTTTGAAATAGCCGTTCTTTCAAGGGTCATTATTGGATATATTAGAAAGCCATTAGAATCTCTTAAATCTTTATTGTGCTTAATTTGATAAGCCCGTTCTGCGCCTGCCCAAATAAAAGGCAATTTATTAAAACCTTTATTTGTCGTGCAAGATATATTTAACTCATCGTCAATATATTCGAACAAGGCGCGATCAATAGTCTCTATTGTCGATGGCATAAAAGAAATTTCTTTTAAAGGTGCCAAATCTTGACTTCTTGGGTTATCAGGTGGCATCGAACAATCCCTCCCTTGAATAATAGCACGTTGCTACAATTTCAAATTTATGATCTATCTGCCCAAACAACTGTCGTGCCCAGGACACACCTGTTATTTCGTAAAAATAATCTCCGTATAAAACAAAGTCGCCTTCTCGCACATATAAATCCTGATCTTCTGTCAACCTTCGTTTGTGAAAATAAATAGTAATCGTGTTGGACTTATCAATACCAACCGATTCGTCGGCTTTTGTTTCAGTACTCTGATAATCAACTAATGCATATACTCTTATTGGTGGTAGAAATGATTTCTCAATTGCTTCTCCATAAAGATCGTTATAGTTTGTAATCGTTTGATCAATTGGATAATAAACGACTTGTTGCCCAATAACGCGCTCAATAAGCTCGTCATTTACTTGCTTAACAAGATTGCGCTCTTTTTCACCGACAAATAGTGGAGGAGGTGGTTGTGGAGGTTGGGACCATTTGTTATCAGCCATTTAAAACACCCCCCTATCCAACATAAACGCCTGCTGGTACATTTTGATTTATTGTATTGGTTGATTCGGCTATTTCTGCGTCCTTTTTCATTAAGGCTTGATATGTTAATTCATCGAGTGTTTCTTTTAATTCTGTTCTGAGCTTGTCTTGTTCTTCTCGCCCTTCCGATATCAGAGCAGGTCCGTTGAGTGTAACGGACTCACCTGGGATGGGCACAGTAGCGAACTTGGAGCGGACTTGACCCAGAGTCTCTTTTGTTAAAGAAAGCGAAAAGCGTCGAATCCACTGCTTACCAATAGAATTAATATTTTGGTAAGGAATATTTCCAAATGGAATTGTATTCATATTATTAATTCCATCTACCATAGAGCCCGATGTTGCTGTCCAGGCATCTTCAACTATCCGAAAATTAAACCAGAAATAGTTCGGTGAAGCCCCTCCTTGCACTGGTGTAGGAAATATTCTTAACATATTATTATTTAGCTCGAAGGACCAGTGGGAATTTCTTGAATAAATCGAGTCTTCAAACGCCATTGCCTGCGCCTTATTTTGCCAAACTGGGACTAATTGAAATGTTGAATCGTCTGCATATTGTCCATAGTTTGCTAGGTTACCCACGGTATTTAGTCCGCCATAGTATCCAAAAAATCTCCACATTGATGAAGGGGTTTTATAATAAACTTTTTCAACTATTATTCTGCTTCCGCTTACAAACCCAGCATAAGGGACTGGCTCACCTGTTGCTGCATCTAAATTATTAACACTAGCGCTGTGGAGAATCTGCTGTAAATCGTAATCCTGTACACTTCCGGTGGTACTGAAGGATGCGGAATATATTCTCGTGGTACCTCCTGCACGAGCCTCGGTTGAAAAGGCATCTGCTACCCTTTGTGCGTATGAAAATGTAAACTGTGGATACTTAAGAGCAACGTGTGTGCCGCTAAGACTAGAAGACAACGTGCCTGCAAGCAGTTCCCCGTCACTATTGAAAGTACCAGTTGTCATTCCTAAAACATCTGACAATATATTTTTTGCCTGATGCATGTTAACAATATAAGAATATTCTAATACTGCTTCTTCGTAGGAAGCATAAACACTTCCGGTTGTAATCTCAAGATCTAAAACATCTCCACCAAGCTTTTTATATATATATGCAACTTGTTCTGCTGCTCCAGATAAAAACTCTGTAGAGCCGGTAAACATCCCAAACGGACACTGATCCGCCACATACAGGGCTGAGCCGGTGGCAGGAAGTACAATTGCGCTAACTGTGCTTTGGGGGGTAAGGGTGGGTATCGCCATTGGACATAAGCCTCCTCACTGTAAATAGTTGAGCACTAAAAGAAAACCCTCGCCATTTGCATGACGAGGGAATCTTTTATATTATCGCTCTTTTGCTCGATTATACGAGGTCAAGTACGACGACTAGTCCATACATGTCAGGACGAACCATCTTCTTGCCGTAGCGCGTCATAACTCCCTTGCGGGGTACGAAGTCTTCGGTTCCGAAGATAGTAGGTGTGACCTGTAGTGGTACATATGGGGCATACACGTAGCCGCTTTCCAAGAAAGAGCCACCCTTGCGACCGACGAGAACGACGTTGCGAGGGAAGTAGGGGTCTACATAGACATCCCACTTCTTAGAAAGTGCTCCAGTCTTAACTGCACCAACGGTACCCTTGTCAACATCACCAGTGACATTTGCACGGAATCCCGCAGTGAACTCAAGAACGTTTGCCACTTCAGGTCCAACGACGATGAAGTTAGCGCCACCTCTTAAGGTCTTGCGATGAATTTGTGCAGAAACATCATTGATTGTCTCAACAAGAGTCTCATACCATTCGGACACAGTACCGGTAAAGTCAGGTGTAGCAGTAGTCACACCAACTTCTTCACCAGCACCCAATCCGGTTCGTCTTACAAACCTACCGGGTGCCCTAGACCAATAGTACAGTCCAGCGGTCTGACCTTTAACGAGATCCTCAAGAATCTCACGATCAATTTCTAGAGCAATTTGCTCAGAGAGAATTGAAGTAAGCTCAACCTCGGCATCCAAATTGTGATAGGCGTTAAGATCCTGTCCCAATTCAGGTGTCCACTTGGCTTTCAGCTTCTTGGTCATAGCGGTGATACTCACAGAGTCAACCTTGATGTCAATCTCGGGAATGAGATCTCGGTTATTGGCTTCACTTGCGCTAAGACCCGCCTGCTCAAGACCCCAAGCGGGATCTCCAATGACTGCTCCAATTGCACCGCCAGCGACGAAATCATCATCGATGGAATAGTGAAAAGGAGGACTAAGGTAAGTCGCCGGTTGAATTGAAGCCGACAACTGTGCAATAGTTTGTGAGTCCGAAGACCAGAACATCAAAAGATGAGTTTCTGCATCACCGGGCTTCCAGATACCCTTGTTCGCGGCTGATCCAGAAAGCTGAGTCAGACGACGATTCAGTTGAGTAGCTGCGGGCAGACCAAAAGATGCACTGACAGTAACCCAGTCCTTCTTGTTGATCTGAGTGAGACTTGCAATTGCAACTCTACCGATCATAACATTGGTTGTACCAGAAGTAAATTCTGGATCGAATCGGCAAAGCTGATCTCCCAGCGCACCAGACATAATTGAACCAAGCACGTTTACATTGGTTTGTGCATTCCATTGAGTAGTTTTATATCCACTACCACCGAATGTACCGGAAGCAACACCTTGAACGGTTGCCGCAGCGGAACCAGTTGGTGAAGAATAACCATTATTTAGGTTGTAGAAGCTATCTTCTGCACTATCACCGGAAAGCGAAACACCACCAGTAATCTCAGAAGCAACCTTGCCACCACCATAAAGGGATTCACCAGACTCATATCCAAGACGAGTACCAGTTTCATCAGAAACAGTAAAGTCAAGGAAGAAAATCAGACCAGAGGGCAAGCTCATGGGCTGAACGCTAACGATATCGTTAGCAACCAAGCCGCCGAATACACGACGAACAATGGGAAAAGCAACAGCGGCAAAACCTTCTACATCACCACCAGCCATAGCGGAAGTTTCACGAAGAAGTTCCTTAGCTTGGTTCTCTAGAAGACGAGCCATACTTTGCTTTGTACGGTCATTGTCTAAGCCTTCCAAAAGTCCGGTACGTTCCCACTTTGATAAAAGTGCAGTACCTTCCTTTGAAAGATCTCTATCGACAATGCCTTCAGTTAGTTTTTTTAATACGGACATTATTTATTACCTCCTTTAATGCCTGCTAACGCTCTCATCCGATCAAAGTGTGGATTTTGAGCGCTATGTGCTTCCCTTCTTGCAATGCTTCGGGGGAGCGTTTGCGACGGTTTCTCTACTGCTTCGCGTAGTGATTGTGGAGATTTACTATTTCTAGAACTTCCCACTGCGCTTTGAAGGGTTTCGTAAATAACCTTCGCCTCTTCTACAGAATCTGCGTTTGAAATAGACTCGACAATTTTAATTTTTTGTCGCTCATTCAAGGAGGTGCTATTTAATACACGATTAGTATAAAGTAAACGAGCGTTGGAAAGATTAACTTCTTCCAATCGCTCTTTAAGATGTAAAACTGTTTTTTGTAATTTGTTTGCCTTTGTTTTATAGGTTTCCACTTGCTCCATATACATGCCTGCTTCTTCTCTGGCTTTCTCCAGTGCGGCATGCTCTTCTGCAAGTTCATCGTCCTTAAGGGCGGCAAGGTGAACTTTTTGTCCCTCTAAATTTCTAGCGGTTGGAGTTGTGCGTCCTCCAAGTCCTTGATCTGGAATACCCAGATCAACTTTTAGTTCTTCTGCTATAGCGTTAAGAATCATTTCATCAAGTTCAATGTCTTCATCGCCTTCTGCGAGTTCGTCTT